GCATGCCAGGAGTCTGCACCAGACGGACTACGCATATATTCTACAGTCACGCCTATATAATCTTTAGCAGATTGAAATTTAGTTTTTATTTTGTGATGTACATGATGCAAAAACATAGTACGATGTTTACAGCTTGCCCACATTTTAGGTTCTTCTTGAGCCATAAGTAGTGGTATATCTTGCATTTTAGCACCATCACCATGTTCTAATCCTATCATATTATTATAATATTTATAATATTTACGATAAGCAGGCCCTTCGTCTACACTAACGTTTTTATTTCCTTTATACCATGCTTTTAAACAATGTGCCAAATGATAACCAGACTGATAGTCATGATTACTCATTGAGTGAACACAATCTACAGGCCCAAGTTGTAACAACATATCAACACAAGCTACATAAACCTCTAATGCTACACCAAATGATTTCCACCACTTATCGTCTTGATCTTGCGGTGTACCTTTTGTTGTAGTATTAAATACATTATCTACATGCAAAACATCATTACCAATACAAAATAGAACTCTTTCTATGCTATAACCTTGAGCTCTATCTATAATTCCTTGAACTCCTTGAAGAACTCTTAACCTAGCAATTTCTGTGTTATATTCTTCACCAGTTTCTTTAGCTAATGCTAATTTACCAATGTGAATATCAGCAGGATTTACAACTAATAAATGTTCTCCAAGCAATTCTTTTGGAGTTCGGGGGTATGAAATTTTGTGATTTTTAACTACTTGCGCTATATCTTGTATAAGAATTTCTCTATCATATGTAGTCATAATAGAGTTGTCATTCTTTGTTACAATAGAGAATCTAGGTTCTCCGTTGGCTGATTGCCAATGCTTACAGGAAACAACCTCTTCTGGTTGTATACCTCTTTCTTTAAGGTAGTCTAAATATACTGTGGATAATTGATCGTTTTCGTTTGTATTGAGCGCTACGTCTTGTGCTCTCCTTTCTAAAATAATGTCTATTTCTTGAGGAGAGAGGCGCATAGATTTTTTAGTCATTTTTATTGCTTATAATGTACCTTCCTCTATGTAGGAATCTATTTCTTCATCGCAATATAGGAAATATTTCTCATATAAGTCTAAGGCATAGTGGTACTTACGTCTTCCAGACTCCAAAAATTCAGGTGAAACATCATAAATACCAACATTATAAGGATCTTCTTTTCCGACTACAATAAATTTAAATTGATCTAGTCCAAGAGCATCACAATAGAATGCTGCTTGCATATCATAATGATATTTCTTACAATCATATTTAAACTTATCTATACCGCCAAACTCAGCTGTAGTTTTAATATCAGCAATAAAGTCAAAAGATTGTAAATCTACTTTACCTTTAGCGTCTATAATATCTCTACAGTGCATTCTGTTTAATTTCCATATAAAAGGTTGTTCTCTTTGAGATGTGTTAACTATATCTCTAACTTTACTATGGTTAAATAAAGAATTACACATTCTATCTATTTTATCTAACTCATCTGCGGTAATAAGATCTTTACCTTCTAACTGTGCAAGTTTTAACTCTTCTTGTTTCCAAGCTTTGTTTACTTTAGATGTCATACCTTTTTCTTTTTCAGGTCTAAAGCTTGTATCAAATATGTAAAATCTTTCGTTAAACTTTTCTGGCTCTAAAGCCATACAATGAAATGCACTGCCAAAAACCATTGAAGGCGTAGACTTTTGTGGATTATTTAAGTAAGATCTTAAATGTGCAGGTGATTTTAATAAGTATTTAAGCATAGAGCAGGTCACATGTGTTGTGTCAGCATAATATACTTTATCGTCTTTAAGTGATTCTAGGAATTTTGTCATAAGAATTGTTTTTAAATTAAGAAAGAGGCCGAAGCCTCTATCTTGTTAACCAACTAATAACTAAACCATCGTATGAACAATGTAACCAAATCGTTGCAAATATAATGGTTTTATTTTATTCTAAGCTTTTTTCATAGAAGTTTTTCCACGAGGTCTGTTTTTCTTAACAGTTTGTTTTTTAGCTTCTTTCTTAGCAGCTTTTTCAGCTTTACTTGTTTGTATAGCTTCACGTTGCTTTGATTCAAAGTCCATTTGTTGCCAAACTAATCTTTGAATTGTACCAGAAGCATGAGATGCAGCAATAAAATTAGACATTACTTTTTTTATATCTACACTAGTAATGTCAATATTTAAATTCATAAACATATCAACTAAATGATCCTCTACATGAGTTTCAAGTTTTGAAATGTTTTGTCCTAAAGGAGTTTCTCTAAAAGCTTTTTCAGCTTCCATTTGTTTCTCTTTTGCAGAGATTTCTTTTACTTTTTCCATTTTTAAAAAGGTAAATTGTTTTCACTAAAGATTTCTGGTTGTATTTTAGCTTTATTAGCTTCAATAAAATCCATGGTGTTTTGCTCTAAAACATCTTCCCATACCATTCGTTGTTTGTTTAAAGACTTAAACCTACAGAGCCTCGGTTCAAATTTTAATATCACAGGTTCATCATCTTGCGTTGGAATACCTACAAGTTTTTGAAATTTAATTTTTCTAACATGTATTTGTGTTTCACTCCAGTTTTCAGAATTAGGATTCCTATGTATAACTAAAAAGTTATCCGTTCTATTAGCAAACATACCACCCATCTCTACATCGTAATGAGAAGGAGCTGGTACAGTGCCGTCATCATTTTTCTCTCTTGCTGCTTTTGTTACAGCATGAGTTACTAATATAAACTTAACAAAGTTTCTTTGCTTAAATCTGCGTATATCTGACAATACTTGATAGTAATAATCATATTTACTCATAGATCTGTTGATTGCTAAATCATTCATAGGATCAACATAACATCCGTCAAAATTACCTTCATCTATTTGTGTTTGGAAAGAATCCATAACATCATATATTGTAGGTGTGTTTGGAAAAGACACTATTTTAAAATGCTCCATAACCCAATCGCATGCAGCATCAAATATTTGCCTATCCATTCTTTCTGATTTTGACTTATCTGCAGTCATACCTATAAACATTTCTGCAAGATCTATAATCATTTCGCCTACAGGCTCATTTTCTGGACAATAACAAAGCCATTTCCATTTATACTTTACAGATGCAAGCATCATAATATAAAATATAGCAGTAGTCTTACCTATGTTTGCAAAGCCTGTAATAACATCTAACTCACCCTTACGGTATGTATAATGTTTATCAAGCCATTGCATGCCAGTAGATAATCCTTTGTTGTATCCGTTCTTGTAAACGTGATTAACATATTGATAGATTTCTTCTTTAGAATTTACTTTGTAATCCATATCAATAATTATAAGCGTCTAATCTATCTTGTTGAGCTTTAGCTATTTTTTCAGCCTTAGCTTCTGACTGCTTTTTAGATTCAAGCAAATATAAATAATCTTCCCAGCAATTATTAGCTAAAAAGTTATTAGGGTATTTTCTGTATTTAGGTTCAAATGCTTTATGATATAATGGTATAATCTCCATAATCGTTTCTTTTTGTTGATTATTAAGCTTTTTCCATTTTGTATAAGCTGTGTGCTTAGTTTTATTTATACCATAAGCTTTGTAGAACCTAATAAAGTCAGGGCTATAATCAGATGTCTTCTTTTCTTTTGGTTGATAGTCATTAACAACTATGTCCATAAGAAATTCAACATCTTTTAATATCCTACCCAGAGTCTTCATTACTATTTCTCGGTTCTTCATATAGTTGGTTGTTTTTAGTAATGGTTATATAACAGCCTGGATTTTCTTTATCAAATTCATACTTTTCAAAACAAGGTAATAACTGATCGCAGTTGTCATCTTCTATCCAACCATGTATTACCATTTGGTCTTGCACAGTTTGTAACGGATTAACATAATCAAACTTATGTCTTGTTCCTCTAATAAATTTGAATGAGAGATTTACAGGCTTTTGTAAGCTGTCAATAATACTTCTAAACTCTTCTGAATACTCTTTCCAATAAGGTTTTGTATTCTTTATGTAATTCATTACAGTTTTAGAGTGTATCATATGTTTTCCAGTCCAACGTTTACCATTTTTAGATGATGGCGTACTGTATGGAATGAAAAATGTTCTCTTTTTCATACACTTGCGTTTGCACAAATATATGAAAATAAAAGCATCCCCTACTTAGCGAGCTTTTCAGGGATGCATTTACTATTTAGAATGGTAGATTACCAGCGTCTTCAGTTGTGGCTGTAGCAGGCTCTGTAGAAGCTGTAGCACCGTCTTTATTGGTAAAGACTTTCCACGCATTTAGATCTGTGTAATGACGACCTTTGTATTCACGAGATTCTACATCAAAGCTTACGTCAACCATTTGACCTACTTTATTGTATTTCGTAAAGTTGTCAACTTTGTCTACACCAAAAACATTAAAAGCTACGTCTTTAGCGTATTCTCCTTGTGTTTGAATTACAAAGTTGATTTTTTTCCACTCTTTGTTAGTGGTTTTAGAAGTTCCAGTTTGTACTTCTCCGATTGATTTAATTGTTCCTGTAATTTGTAAATTACTCATAATAATTGGTTTTTGAGCCTTGTAAGTTAGGCTCTGTTAAAAAAAATAGTTGGGAGGAGCGCATAGACGATTATAACCTCTCCTCCCATCTATAGTAAAAGAAAATGCCCAACTCACGCATGGTACTCTCGTTAATTATTAAATAGCAGCGTTAGCTGCGCTTACTAAATCCTCTTCTTGTTGAGGAGTTAAATTGTATTTAGGTAATGCATCTAAAACTCTTTCAGGATCTGATTTAACAGTGTCCATCATAGCTTTGTAAGTTGCAGGATCTAATTTCTTTTTAGGATTTTGTGCAGAAGAAAAGGACGGAGCCTCGTCTTCGCCAAATACTCCTTGAGAATATAATCCAGCAAGTTTTAGAACAATACGAGACAATGCACGTTTTTCTGCCATAGCAACAGGATAAGCATTGCTATTGTTAGAAGGTGCACATTCGCCAAATGTTTCTGTACGAGATTCACCCATAACACCTACAGCTTTGATAAGACAATGCTTGTGGTCTTCTGAAAGGTTTACTATCTCATATGTTACATCTATACCATACGCGGCCTGCACCTTTTCGATGCCAGAACGCGTAATAATAGTATAGAATTTGTGTTTGTGTACATCCTCTGATGTAAGGGCGCACTTTACGAATAGGTCGTTTAAGACCTCGGATTTGGTTTTTCCCATGATTTAGTTTTTAGGAAGGTTAATAAATGATTAAAATAAATAGTTGTGCGGAGCACTAAGAATCACAGTTTTCACAGTCTTCTTGTTCTTCGCAACATTCTTCAGGATCTGTCGAATCAATAATCCAAGAATCATAAAGATTCTTTTTTGACTCTTCATCTCTTCTTGACATCATTTCACGCCAAGCTGCATCTTTTTCTTTACTCATTAGTTTTAGCTTTTTTCCACTCCTCTTCAGCACGAGTTTTGTACTTCATAGGATTGAAAGATTTATACTTGCCTTTTGCAATTCCTTGTATTACTATTTTTGCAAATCCACGCAAAAGCAAATGCTTTTTCTTCAGTATTAGAGTTGATACAACTTCTAAAAAAACTTCTTTCATTACGTTTTTTACGAACTTTTTATCAAGCCCTAAATCATACGCGACTTCTTCGCAAATTTGTTCAAATTTTGATTTTTTCATCGGCATGTGAAGATACTAATTTATGGTTAGTTAGACAAGTCTTTTAGCTTAACATTTAGCATGGAAATTATAACTAATAATGCACCTATAACATAGGGTGCGTACATAGCTGTAATTACCATAATCATTTGGCTTATAAAAGCTAAACCTGCATAAATTACCCCTGCTTGAAACAAAATTTTAGACAAAGGATTTGACATCATTTTTTTAAACATACTATATATCATTAAAGGTTATAAATCTGAAGACTTTGTTTCTAGTCCATTTCATATTATTTGACTCTCTGTGCCGCTTCAGTTCAGCACCTGACAACTCTATTACTAATACACCAGACAAAGCTCTGTTTAAATCCCTTAATAAGGCTTTTCCATGGCGTTTCTTTATTTCACCATGAATACCTTTTAAGCGATTAGTCATGCCTTTATTTTGATACATTCGCTCTAGACGCTTTATCCATATATCAGAGTTAGCCTTAGCAGGAATCTTTGAATCAAACAATAATGCTCCTTCTGGAATTTCTGCTTGGCGTAACGCTGCTTCATACGTCAAAGCAATTGCTTCTATTATCAAAACGTAAAGTGTTCGTTTTTACCTTTGACGTTTTTATATCCAAAGAAAACTCCAGGAGCGTTTCCTTCATAATCCATAGAGGGATATATTACAGATCCGTCATCAAAAACAAAAACTTTCCATTCATCTTCTGCTCGATGATGTACGTCCCAGCCTTCGTTTTTTAATTCTGCAGTTGTCATGTTTCTAACGTCTACTAATTTTGCTCCTATATTCATATTTGATATATTGATGATTTTACAAAATATACTAATAATACAAGGCCCCAGCTTAACAGATAATGCCTGTTATCTATATAGCCTTCACCGTCTTTTATGCCGTCTATCATAGCGTTAACTGCGTCTACCAGAAATATCATAGTCTGGTAGATCGCATTAGCTAACACTAAACAGAAAACAGCGTTTAACGTGATTTCCATTCTTTATTTACTTTATCTATTACTTCATTAATATGTACTGTTTCTTTTTTACCTTGTTTATATTCTTCCATATGCAAAGCTTCAGATACAGCATCTAAATCGTGATGCGGTACTTCTTCTATTGCAATACGAGCAAGGTCATATACATCATCTACTAAGTCAGTTGCAAGTGGTGCAATTCTATGGTTTGATCTAAACGCATAGTATTTACCTTTTTCATCTACTCTTATAGATACAGGTACATAACCTTTCGGTGTAGAAAAGTTTTTTATGTCTTCTGGAGTTAACAATATGTCAATACCAGCTTTATTGTTTTTATCCACTACAGGATTAACAATTCCTTTTGCAAATTTGATTTGGTTTTTCATTTGATTTTGGTTTTAATTAATAATTAGATGCACCAGCATCCGTCTTCGGTTTCTTTTAATATGTATAACTCATGTTCTTCAGCTTCTTCTTTGTCAAGAAATTGAATACCATTAACTACAAGATCATCTATGTTCAATGTGTTTAAATCTACATCTGTTTCAAGTAAATAATCCATAAGTTCTTCATAATACTCATCGTCTATATCTACACAACAAGACATCATAAGTCTATTTAGATTAAACTCCTTCATTGTTTATATCTGATTTCTTCGTTAAACTCACATTCTTCTTTACATTTAGGACATACATCCCAAGCGTCAAGCTCTTGTTCGTCACACTCTTCATACCACTCGTCAGTCATTTCTTCACGGCAACAACTAGAAAGATTTATTATTTCTCCTTCATTGTCAAAATAAATACCGTCTTGTCTTCCATATGTTCCTGCGAATCCCATTCCTGATTCAGAGTATTCTATCTCTACATTAAGGTTAGGATGTTGTTCCATGAGAGCATCTATTACAGGTATAGGAGGTGACCAAGCTGTAGAAAATCCTACACAAAAATAATCGTCTTCCTTGTTTTGTATATAAGCATCGCAAGCATTCCACTTTGTACCCCATTTGTCATAAGACCAGTTGTACCAAGTACCATATCCATACTTTTCTACATTGTCCATGTATTGTCTGCCTTCTTCAAGATGTTCTTTAGTCATATCTTTAACCATAGACTTATACATTTTATCTCTTTTAACATCTAAAGAATCTGTTTCTTTTATGTCTGTGTTTTCAACCCAAGCAGGCCAACCAAGCTTTTCATCAAGAACATCTTTTTGTCCTTCTGCGTATTTAATACACGCAACTGCTCGATCTGTGTTAGAGCCAGACGTAATGTCTAGCGATTTAGGTCTAGGCACAAAGTCATTAAAGTCAAATATTCTTTGATCTTCACCGTCTAAAGCATCTTGTGACATTTCAGCTTTTGGTAGTACATTCAAAGCCTTGTAAAATTTGGCCATGTCTTTTTTACTACCATTAATTTGCAGGTTATTCCAGCACCAATTTGGCATAATAGTTTAGTTTTAGTTATTAATTGAGTTAAATAAATCAGGGTAAATTCTAAATTCCCAGTTAAGCTTACCAGTTATTTTGTTTTTTACTCTGTCGTAAGCATAAACTGCGCTTTTCTTTACCAATGAATTTGTTCTACCTGTGATTTGATTTATAGGTAGTTGTAAGTATTCTGCTATTTGATAATTAGTGGCTTTACCACCTAAATCTGCAAAAGCTTGTAATACTTTTTTTTCCATTTTTTGTAGCTTTCCGCTTTCCATAAGTTCTACGAAAGCCATTAAACTTGTGTCTCTCATTTTTGTAATTGATTTGGTTTAAGGTATTGATTAATTATTCTTATTATTGCTTGTGCTCTTGTGTTATCTGTAGTATACACTTTTAAGCATCGCAATATTTCTTGACGTAATGTTCTATTTTGTGCTATAGACAAAGCATCTATAGATTGCTTAATAGTTCTTATATAAGCATTGTAAGGTGCAGATTCTTCAATAAGCTTACAGCTATGCAATACAGTTGCATGATGCCTACCACCCATTAGCTCACCTATACGTTTAAAGCCTAAATGCGTATGCCTTCTCATATAATATGCTAAAGCATGTCTTGCTAAGGCTAATTCACTACGCCTGTTTTTTTCCATCATTTCAAAAGGATCAACTCCAATAAGATTAGAAACAAAGTCTACAGCATCGCCATAGACCTTGTTCATCTTGTCAGTATTAATCTTTCCTATTATCGTCTCCCCACTGATCGAATAGCTGTTTAAGTACTCTTCCTGTGTTTTCATTCTGCAATTTATTTAGTTCATTTTCCATTTCTTGGAATATCCACTCTTTGTCATTTTGTTCTTCAATAGTAAGATGATCCCACAACCTATCTATAGTCATTGTATAAATAAGGTTTTGCTTTTCTAATAATTCTTCTTTAGTCATTATAAGTGTCCTCCATAGTTTTCTCCGTTAATATCATATCTTGATTCTGTTTCTTGGTCTTCTTCACACATATACCTGTGTTCATCAATACCAAAACCAAATTCATATTCAGCTTTCGCTAACGCTTTATCAAGATCTATTGCCCATGTGTGGTCATTATCTTCAAGCCATTTATCAACTTGGTCTACAGGTATATCTTTTGGTATACTAATTGTAATTTCAGCATACTTGTGATATACGCGTCTTTCACTAAGTGTAACAGTTCTACCAACATATTTTATTTCAGTATCAAGCAAAGCTCTGTTAAGCTCTGCCATATCACTAACTTGTTGATCTGCAGGTCTGTTTCTGTTGTATTGTTCAATAAGATATTGTTGATGTTCTTTTGACCTAATTGTGTTGTCTTTACCTGGATTACATGTCCATGTAATTGGCAAATCTTTGTTCTCTTTTTTCATAACTATTTATTTATTTAATTTAACATGCAGCCCATCCATAAAAGTAAAAAGCCTTAATGCCTTTTTTGCCTTTATATCCGTGCTTTTCTTTTATTTTCTTTAGTGCAGCTCCTTCAAGCTCTATAAATCGACAATCACGCTTGTCCATTTCGTCTATTTCTTTTCCAATCCAACCATCAAATTTTCTGGTTCCGAATCTTGGAAAACCTGTTCTTCTGTAACAACCGTCTGTTGTGCTGATTGTACCATTGTATGGATCGTGTCCACTAAAATATTCTGCTTCTGCGCATTCATGCGAATAAGCTTCACTTGCTGTTTTAAATCTACCTACTGATAGAATTTCAAAGGTTTGTGCTCCCATAGTTTATAGTTTAATTGTTTCTAATTCAAATCCATATGTATGCATCCAATTGCAGTAATTCATGTTTGGCATTTTTTCGTGGTCTATAGTATATAACCAACTTTCCCAATCGCCATCATGATGTTCTTCAATATATTCTTCTGTTGGTAAGTTTTCTAAAACAAACACATCACCAAAAGAATAATCTAATAATATTATTTTCCCTTTTGTATTCATATTAGTTGTCTTCAAATAAATTAACCATTTGTCCATATTTTTCAGCTTCTTCTATAGCTTCATCTATGCACTTTGCTTTTATGTCTATCCATTGCTGATAATCAGATGGATCGTCTGCATTTTCATGTCCGTGTGGAATGTAAATTAATTTGTAGTTTTTCATAGTTATTGTTTTAATGTAAATTCATAAGTTTCTCCTGTAGGTGAGTCGTGATGTGACAAGCTTGCCCAGTAAACGCCAGGCTCAGCATCTGACTCTCTCCAAAACCTTACAGTAAAATCAGTGTTAACTTCTATAGCTTTAAATAAATCCATGCCGTCTGTCACTTCCACGTCTTTTTGTCCTGTTCTATTTTGCCAACCCATGTTTGTTCCAATAACAGAAAAAGTTTCTCCTGAGTATTGGTCAAAATACCCCATGTCATGTTCAAATGTTTCCCAAGCATCACCGCCCATAAACTCATCACGCCATAATATATCTTCTATTACTTCTTCTGTAATTCGTTCTGGCTTTACATTACCAACAAAAACATCTTTATGATTTATTTCAATTTTATAAAACTCATATCTTTCTTGAAATTCATCTATGTTGTTTAAATAATAATCAATATGCGATTTTATAAATTCTACTATGTCGTACTCTGCGATTCTTTTTGTTATTACGTTACTCATCTAAATGGTTTTTAAGTGTGTTGATTACAAAATTTATTTCAGCTATTTCATCGCTTCCAATTCTATCAGACCATTTTAGCATATCTTGTAAAGATCTGATTGCTATTTTTATTCTAGTCTTCTTTGTATGCATTATGAAAATCTCTTTTAATTTCTATTGGTATTATCCATATTTCTTTAGTTAATGGATCTATCCACTCTTCATATTCAATGCCGTCTCCACCATCGTGCCAATCTAATCTCTCAATAGTTTGTTGATAAAACGGCTGTTCTTTTAAGTACGTTATTTTATTCTCCATTATTTTCTGCATCTTTAATTATTTCTTCGATTTCATCTACAGCCCACTCGTGTGATATTATTTTACATAAATCAACAAGCTCTACTACTGCATTCTTTTCGTATTTAGACATTTCATTTACTTCATCGTAAATACGATATAGTGCACTGTGGCAATCTTGCAGGTCAGCTAATGTATTTTCAAACCTGCAGTAACTCATGTTTCCCATAGTCTTAATTTTTAATTGATTTCTTTTTAAATATTACTCTACCCATTGTTGATTTAGGAAAAAGAGGCATAAAGGTTTCGTGTTCTGTCCCACAATTAGGGCAGACACCATTCTGTGTGTCCATAAATTCACCAACATGAACATGATGACCACATGCACCTTTACAAGGACTTATCCAGTGATAAAACATATCTACATAAGCATCTTGTTTTTCAGCATTAGTCATAAAGTCTGGATCTACTTCTGAAAGTCTTGTCTTATTCCAAATTCTTATTCTTTTTTCCATAATTAAAGGTTAAAAAAGGAGGCCGAAGCCCCCCTGTTAATTAAAGTGTTTCAGCAAATGCGTCTATCATCTTATAGGCTTTGTTTGCAAGTTTTGCACCACCACCTATAATAAGTGATTCATCTCTACCAAACGGTCTGTTAGGAACAGATTTCTTGTGGTTTACAAAGTGTGTAACACCGTTAAATAAACCCCATAGCGTATCACCATGGACTTGCATTTCTGTATTAATAGACTGCTGTAAATCCATTGCAGCATTCCATTTGCGTGTAGAGTATTTCTCTTTAGCTTCTGGTATAGATAGTTTCTTATCTATATCTAACAAGTCTTTCCATAAACCACTTCTAAAGTCCATAATCTTTCTGTCAGTCCAAATAGGCACTTTAGTCCACTTTTCAAACTTTTTATACATATCATCTTCAAACTCTTTGTATTCGTTCATAATGATAGGTATAGCACGCAAAGACTCATCAATAGTTGAGTTATGTCTAAGCTTGTATTGTGCTTTGTTGTAAAACTGATAGAATTGATTAGAGCAACTAACTACTCTGTTACCATAACCTATTCTTACACCATGCTTACCATCATGTCCCCACGTTGCAACAACATATTTTACAAGCTCATCTGGACCTATTTGTATAGATTCGTTAAGCTTAAGTTGTGCAAAACATTGTCTACCACCGTTTAGTGGACCTGAATGACTAATTGTAAAGCCATTGTCTTTAGCTATTTCTTCTAGTGTTTCCATAATTTGTTCGTTTTGTGTAACAGTGTATTGGTTACCAACAACACCAAGCGACTCATCTGTTGAATCGTTAGTCGTTGCATACCAATTTGTTTCCACAAGTTTATCATGTGTTGATAATTGACCTAATTCATTAACAGACACTTGTTTGTCTATTCTGCATAAAGGTCTTTTTGATACTGTGAAATCTAATCCGATTTCTTTTAAAACTGATTGTTTCATATTGATTGATTTAGTTATTAATAATTAATTGTTAATACTACCAAGAAGCATAATAAAGATATACAGGATATTCTTCTTGATTGTTTCTAATTTCTTCTCTCAAAACTTTAGCTGTTTCTTCTATATGTTCCCAATACCAATCATCATAGTCTGTTGAGCCAAAAAAATATCCATCTTGCGAAGGCAATAATTGAGGATTTTTATCCCTAATTACTTTTTCACAAATAGTGGCAAGCTCATCTAATTGCTCAATAGTTACTTCATGTTCTCTACTGTCTGGAAAAGTTTCTTGACAGTTATCAACGAACCATTTGTGTATTGCATTTACTTTTCGCCAATACATAACTTCTTCAACAACATCAGTTATTCTTTCTGGTATAATGTCTAATCTTGTTTGATCGTTTTTAATTACTACAACTCTGTGTTTGTCTTCTTTGTGTGCCCAGTTTTTAACGTAAGTTTTCTTACTTAAATACATGTCTAGTCCCATACTAAATTGGTTTTTGTGGATATTTATTATTGGTTAATCCGTGTTGTGAAACACGCTCTATATCTCCTATAACTTCTATTTTACAGGAGTATTTTCCTTGATATTTATTTTTAAGTTGATTATAAGCATAAGAATTTAGCTCTTGATCTAAAAAATCATTTGGACAATTTCCTTTTAAAAGACGATCTATACTATAATCATTGTATAAATGAGATATTTTTGTAGATTTAGTCTTATTAGAATAAACTTCTTTCCAAACTCTTATTTTAAATTTGCAACGCCAAATAGTTTTGCGCTCCATCATTTGTCAAGTATTCTTGATGCTTGTGCTGTAAGATCAGTTATGTGTAGCCTGCTTGGTCCAGGCTTTGGAGCTTGTGTGCCAAACATTAAAACAAAATCGTCAACATTAATGTTTCCTTTTTCATCTGTTGTTTGTATTATTTGGCCCATATGTGTAAGGTAACCTATAGGTTTCTTTGGTATTGTAGTAAGTATTTTCAAGGAGGAACTCCCCTTTTTATACACTTTAGGTTTTTTCTTTTCAACTTCTATTGCTGGTTTATAATCATGGTATCCCTTTTTCACAGTAAATTAGATTTTATTTGTTTATACTGATCTACAGTTATATTTACTTGAACCATATCAAGATCGCCTGGCTCTCTTGTAGTTATGTAAAATATTTTCTGTAAATCGTTCTGATATTGTGCCCAATTTAGCACAACTTCTTCTTTTAACCAAACTGTTACTGTCATTTGTGATAGTTTTAGAATATATACCTTATTTTGTTCCACGGAATTATAGAGTCGTGTAACTCTTTAAATCTTTTTATATATTTTGCTTTTAAATTTCTTTCATACCTTAAGTTTTTACCACCATATTGTGATGTTTTTATTTCCTGAAGATGTGGAACCCACAGCTGTTGTTCTGCTTTAGGATTTTGTTTAAGATTATGTTCGTGTCTATTTGCATTGTGTGTCAAAAATATAACTTCTGCATACACTTCTCTTTTGTAATCTACATAATCATTAAGCATATCAAACAACTCTGCGTAATCTTGCTCCCAGCTTCTATATAATATTACTGGACTAAAATTTACATGAACATTGTACCCTGCCTCTATAAAAGGATTAATAGCTTTTATACGGTCAAGTATTTTAGATGTTCCTGGTTCATGTATATTTGCTAATTTTTGTGGCATTAGACTAAACCTTATCCTGATTTTACCTTTAGGATCAAAGTCAAGCAGTTTAGGATTTACATATTTTGTAGCAAACGAACCCATAAGGTCAGGTTGATCTACAAAAAACTGAAATATTTCTTGCCACTTATGATATTTAAGATGTAACGCAAAGTCTTCGTTACAGCTAATATCGTATGTAGTGTACACAGGATGTGTTTGATTAGGCTTTTCTGCGTCAGCAAATCTACTGTGTACTAATATGTTTTCCAATATGTCTTTGTGATTGTTAGCAACGTCTAAACCTGTAGGTTTGTGACGCTTCATGTAACAATAACTGCAATTGTACAAACAGCCGTGGCCAAAAGACGGTGTGATATAATCTGTTGATCTACCACTTGGTCTTATAACCATAGCTTTACGTTTAACTTCTCTAATTTTCATAATTATCTTCTGGTCTATCTTTATACACCCAAGCTACAAATGCTATTGCTAATATTGTAGCTATAAATATTCCTGCATCTACACTCATAATTTTTGTTCGTTATATTGATTAATAGTATATAATACCATATTATATGTATCGTCTAAATACGGTATATTAATTCTAATGTCATCATAAAGTTGCCAATCTAATTCAGGATTATCAACAATTAACTCTTGTATTTTTTCTATAACAGGCATAAGCCAATCCCAAGAACTGTGGTATCGCATTTTATCAACCAACATAGTTGTTTTTTTACCACCATAATATGTACCTGTCATTATTGAGTTATGACTATATGTATCAAATCCGTTTTCATCTACAAATCCATCTCCACCAAAATAATTTCTTGTTTCATACTTTAAACCCATAAATTCTGCTATCATTACTCCTTCTTTTTCAAGTGGAGTTAATGGTCTAAAGGGTCTATCAGAACTTGTTTTTTGATCTGTATTTATATCTTTTTTTCTCATAGTCTTGTATATTCTTGTAAGTATTCTATTTCTTCTTTTAAATCTTCGACAGTGTCGTTTATCCTATAATTATACTGATCTTCGATAAGTTCTTTCATCATAGTGTCTTTGTCTAAGCCTTCTTTTCCAGCTTCTGCAAACCAATCAAAGTATATAAGCTCTAATTCGTGCCTATTAAATTGATTGTAATATTCTGTGACAGCAACGTCCCAGTCTATTAATAAGTCTTTAATCATAATTTTTCTAGTTCTATTCCACATTCATAACACACACCCCAATCGTGGTCTGTTTCATATAATTCGTCTTCTGGTGTAAACGCACCACAGCAACTGCAGGGCACGTCTTTAATTTCTGTTGGATCTGTCATATTGTAAGATGTTGTAAAATTGGATTTGTAGGGTCAAGTCCCCTGATTACGTCTGCTAATTCTTTGCAGTCTTTTTCTAAGTCTTCAATTTGTAAACATAAATTTACATGTTGACTGCGTTTTTTTTCGTTTTCTAGTTTAAGCTCTGCATCAAGTTCTATAACCTTGTTTTGTAGAGCTATAACTAATTCTGGTAAATGTTCTTGTGTGCTCATAATTCTTCTTTTTGTTGTTCTTTTAATTGTTTTATTAGTTGTTCTACGGATTTACGAGGATAGTGTCTAGGGCATGCTATTTTTCTTTCAGGATCTATTCTATTAACATATCCATGATAACTATTACCATCAGCATATAAAGGCCCTTCAACACCTCTTTCATCATTTACTGGTTTTATAATTAAATCTGTTTGATCTTTATGTTCCTGGTAAAATTCTACTGCCTCATCATATGTCATGTTTGTTGGAAAAGATGCACTATGGCTGTAATAGCTCCCTTCATATCTAATCAAACCAAGATTTTTCTTTACAATATAATTAGACTGATCTATAATATTTTGTAATTGTTCATCTATTAATTTACTTATTTCTTTTTTGACATCTAAAAGATCTCTTGCAACATAATGTTGTTCTGGTTCTTTAAATGCTTTTTCGTAATTTTTTTCTTTTATTCTTATTTCTTCTACCCTTTTTCTTTCGGTTTCGTAAAAATAATCTGCGTTAGTCATATTCATAGTTTAATTATTTTGTGGTTTTGGTCCAAGACCCCAGTTCATCATAATTGGTTCTGTATCTAAATCTGTTATTTCTCCAGTATCTCCATCAATACACCTTATAAAAAAAGTAGTATATTCGTATTCCCAATTTATTTCTTTTTGCAGTACTGCACTATCAATATCATAAGGCTCATTATTTGAACGTCTTCCAAAAATAGACCAGTGACTTCCATCAAAATGTTCTTTGTTTATAATTTCTATTTCCTTTAATACATCATCAAAAGATTTAAAAGTTTTCATAAACGCACTGTTTTTTTCAATCAAAAGATATATTTTCATAATTTACTTTTTAGTTTAAGTTTTAATAAGTTCTTGAACTCTATTACTTTTATATTGTATAGAGTATTTATGTCTTCAATGCTTAGTTTACTATATATAGCTTCTAAGTTTTTTCGATAACCTGTCGGTTCTTTTGTGTAATAACCAAGCATATTGCAACCTACATTTCTGTAGGATCCTGCTTCTACTCTTGTTATTTCACTTAACATTTTATCTTTAGTCATGATAAATAAGCATTAGATTAAATAATTCTCCTTTGTAATAAAAGTTATGATCTTTGTATCCAAAGTCTAGCCATTTTATTTCTTCTAGTCTTTCTTCTTCACCTTCAGGTGTAAGAGGTAATATTGTAAGAAAACAATCTCCTGCCAATTCAGATTCGCATAAATTCTTTGCGTATTCATATATACCTTCTGGTAAGTCTTTAGGATCTATACCAATTTTTGGTCGTTTTGCTTCTTCTAAGCTTTCATAAAATTCCTCTCTACTCATAACTATTGTTTTTACAAATTAATTAAATGAAAAGTCAAGTTTATTGACTATTCTTTAAATCTATAATATATTAGTCCTATTACTATCGCACCAGCTACTACAGGTGCAAGTCCGATTAGGAACGATGCTACAACGCTTACAATTGAAGCGAAGAGCACAGTACCCAATGCAATAGCAAAACCTGTGATGCACAGGTTAAATGCTTTGTCTACTAAATTTTTCTTTTGGTTCATGATAAAGCTTTATCTAATTTAACAATAAGATTTGCAAAATCTTTTTCTATGCTATTAAAGCGTTCTATTATTCTGTTTTCATTCAGAAATTTAAGCTTTACAGCTTTTTCTTTATTTTTCTTTGCAGTTTTGTTCTTAAGAGAAACAACAGCTTGCTCTCTCTCTTTTTGTTTTTGCTCTTTATTGTTAAGCTTTTTTAACTGCTCTTTCCAATCTATTTTAACTTTTGCCATAATTTCTATAGTTTATTATATTGGTTATAAGTTTTGTCATGATAATCTTTAGTCAATAGACTAAGGCTTATTTCTTTATCGTTTTCATATACTGTAACAAGCCTCATATTGTTTTGTTTACTTATCCAACCTTTTAAAGCATTGTAGCCAAGATTGTATATGTTAGACGGTATTTTAGCCCATCTGTTTGTAAACAGTACAACTCTTTTTTTGCCAGGTCTAAGCACTTCAACTGCAACTCTTTTGTTGTTGTACTTATCTTTCCAGTTAATTAATTTAATTGTATTTTCCATACGCATTCTCAGGATTAGTTTACGTCTTTTATTTAAACCTGTAAGACATTAGTTATTAGTTTATAATTTAGCTACATCAGCTTGTATTCTACTCCATGGATCCATAGAGTTGTATTTTTCTCTTTGATACTTAATTACTTCAGATGTAAATGTACCAATGCGTCTTCTACGCTTTTTTACTTTAGCTCTATTTTTAGAGCCTACGAGTATCGCCTTTCTTTTCATAACGATGAGTTTTTAGTGGTTAATATTAATACTACTACAGCAGGTGGTAATAGTATAAGCATACTAATGTCGCCTGTTAATGCATACATAAACAGCAACACTACGTTCATAGATAATACACCAATGAACTTAAATAAATCGATTACTTTTTTCATAATAGTTTCTCCAGCCGCAAAATTCTTTGCGAGTTAATAAATAGTTTTATACATTTGTATTCCCAACGGAAATAGTTGACGACTTTTATAGGAATATAATTGGATCAGGCAACTTGCTCCATACGAGATAGCGCAGTTGTTCTTTACGACTTTCTTGGCTGCCCAGCTGCATACTAATCGTAGTGATTAATTCACAGTGAGCAACTCAGAATTTAAAGTCGTAGATGGCAGCCTATTTCTTTAATAAGCTGTGTTTTGTTACAGGAATAGTTCCTGCAGGAATAGGTTCTACACTAAACGTTCTACCTTTAAAATAGTCGTTTGTTAATGCTTCAGCAACAGTTGTAAGTGCTGCTGATTCAGAACATCCAGAAATTAATACTATCGTACTATTTCCTTTTTTAGCTAAAACTTCATACATGGTTTTGTCCTCCAAAGTTTAAATGAACTACTAAATACATAGATATATTGTTTACAAGTCGCATGAGATACATC